GTGTCCTGCGCGTAGCAAAAAAACGCCCCCCTTTGCTGTAATTACATCTTTGACATGCAGCAACTAAATTATCATCGCTGTCTAATCCACCTAATCTTCTAGGTATTACATGATCTACTGTATCAGCCTCTTGTGCACAATACTGGCATATAAATCCATCCCTACGAAGTATTCTTTCTCTGGTCTTGCGCCAAGTCCTAGTGCCTACACCCTGCTTAGCCATCAATACCAGCCTTTCTTCTGATGGAAAGCGAGCGCATTACACGCTGTTTGATGTCTGTGTTTTATGTACTTCAAGCCTTGATCTATTTGATATATAGGATCCTTGCTCTTTAGGTTTAACAGCTGTGGTATTCCATAAGCACTGCTCTTTGGATTCTTTGCCTTGTAGTTCCATCTTGATTCTTTATACCATAAATCATTTAAACAATAGAATTCAGTAAAGTTGTTATTCAATTGCATAAAAGCATATTGTTTATAAACGTTTATATTAGCTGCTTGTACTGGCTCTAAGGCTATTAATTGGCTCACAATCATAGCTGTCGCGATTAGGTGCCACCTTGCGAGCCTTCCCCTTCGGGGCTCGCCTTTTCGCCCTTGAGGCGAATGTCTTCTAAAGGTTATCATGGCTAGTCAAATCCTTTCGTATAAGTGCAGGTCAGACGGCGTGGCGTTACTCCTTACAAGCACCGCATTTATTAAATTGCATTTTCCAACATCCACATAAATGGCATCTCTCAACCTCTTTGTCCATGATGTCCTCCTCTAATCTTGCACCCTTGCGATAGCATTTTTGGCATTCTGCGATAACTACTCCTGGCACTGTATCCCAGCCAAATTCAATCTCGAAGATAGTTGATTTCTTGCAAGCATTACATTTCATTACCGCAGCTTCTATCATGGCTTAGAACCCCAGCCCTTACCTTTAAAGATTGCTGGAGTAGGTGCAAACACCTTTCGCATCTCTGCACCACACAAAGTACAAGCTGGAGGCTCGTGATCGAATGCTAGGTCAAACTCCACGATAACCTCCTCGCCTGGACATTCGTAATCATATTTAGGCATGATGGCCATAATCGATTCTGTTAATTACTCCACAGCCCACGCAAGTCAGTAAACCCTCAACGTGAACCATTCTTGGATCATTACACATGTCGCAGCACTCATTTAGCGGCACTATGTCAGGCACTACAGTGCCATTCTGATTGAATCTGATGCGTAAACCATCAGGTTGGATGATTTCTAGTTCGCCCATTTATTTATCCTTATCGGGATCTGGAAAGTAAAACTTGCCATTGGCAGTTATCTTTGCCCACTTAGGTTCGCATTGATCAGCTTTAACTTTTTCAACACAAACATAACCCTTGAATGGACGTCCGGTCTTTGATGTGCCTTCCTTAAGCAACATTCTGCCATGAACGCAATCAAAGGATTCTGATACCTTCTCAGCATTTAGTGATTGTGCAACATCATCAACTGACCAGGCAATTGGTGCTGGATCTTCTAACTTTGGTGCAGTCCAGTCAGGAGTCGCAGTTGCTCTAAGTGCATCAACTACAGCTGCAGTTCTAGATCCAGGTGCGCCGTAAGTAGGCTTGTTCAAATCTCCTTCTCGTACTCGCTCCATTTCCAATTTAGATGGTCTTGCACCTTTTTTGGCGTAAGTCCAGTTAGCGAGCGCACGACCCAGCGCAGAACTTTCAGACAATTCGCAAGCAAATTTATTAAAACCTGAAGTTGTTTTCGTTTCACTCGCCCACCCAGTCGATACTGGATGTTGATCAGCCTCAGTTCTAAATAGCCGAGCCACAAATACATATTCATCGCTCGGAGCGTTAGCTGCGACAACTCGCTCTGTTTCGATTCGCCCGTCTGGGCAATCTTTCCAGAACTTGGATAATCTTTCTTCCACAGTTTCATAATCCTCCAAATTAAAAGCCATAATTTATCTCCTGTTTTCCTTGTCGGTATTCCTGTTGGGCACGAAGATCCCAAGTGCTCCCATCATGCCAAGCCTCCATGCTGTGTCTGCATTTATCGCAATAGGCTCTTTGCAAGCCGTTTTGGCTTGTTGAGATCCAGGTCGATGGATTCTGACCTTTGATCGTATGCGCTCCATACTGCGCTTTACAATAATCGCACCAAACACTGGAGTTAGAATTTCTCTTGATCGTCATCTAATTGACCTTTGACAACGTCTTCGTAGAATGCCAGGTATGCGACCGCATCGACAACACTGTCGTGATGTGATGGTGTTTCAACCAAACGAGCGATCTTGACCCCTGCCATGCAAAGGACAACTTGATGCGCCGTAATTGGAAACTCGAGGATTGCACTCCACAGCTCTGCAATTCGTTTGTGGTTCGTATAAGGAGATCCATAAACTCGACCTCGGTCTTGTATAAGTAATCTTGCCTCATCAAAAATTGCTTCACGATTAGCGGACACTTCTGGACACTTTCATGCCTTGTTCATATCCAGCACGCCATGCTGCATCGGTCAAGCGATTGATGCGATCTTCTCTCCATGCCATAAAAGAATAAAAAGCAATAAAGCTGAGGAAAGGTAATAGTAAAAACATGTAATCATTCACTTTGTTGCCCACTCCCAAATCTCTTGTGGAACTGCGACAGGATTTCTGTCATCGATAACTGTATATCTAGCACCTGACGGATGTATCGAAGGCGCAGCTGCGACATAGCCTTTATATTTAATATCTATGCCATCTGCTAATTTGCCACGATAGACAGCTGCTGGACTTGTTGCATAGTAAAGGTGCATTCCATCGCCAGTTTTGACTGTGTAGGTTGGCTGAAACTCTTTTAACAGTTCGCCACCATTACGATAATCAATATCAAATACGACCAGTCCAGAAGTAGAACAGGCTATACCGATGTTAATATTAGAATCATAATCAAACCAAAAATTGATTAGTTTATGATCTGTTGTAGCTGATAGATACGCCCTACGGCATAGGTCAAAATGTGGATCTTTTTTGTTAGGTAGTAAAGGCATTACTGCCCATCCACGATCTGCATATTCCAGTGCAACTTCCCTGGTATTTGTTTCTGTTTTCATTTATTGCTCCCTATCGGATTGGTTGTTTCCGATAAGAGAAATATCCTCTAAAGGTGGGATCTGATCAATCTGCTAATGGGCGTGTTAGATAACGATACTGTTATCAATGACATCAATATGCTCATCGATTGTGCGTGGCTTGTAGTCAGTTTCCCTAGACATAAGACTTTCCAAGAGCTGTAAATGATCCATCTTTGTTGATTGGAATCAGAGTAGGGGTCATATTTTTACCATCCCAATCTAGGATTACGATGCCCATCTGCCAGTTAGCGATTCCCTTTGTGTATGAGGCTTTGGCTTTGTTCATTAGGTTGCCGGCCTCTATGCCGTAAATCGTCCTGTAATGGCCTCCTAAGCCCTCTGAGAACGAAGATAGCCCTAGTTTATGGGTGTGGCCTATTAAAACGCTCTTACCCACCTTCTTGGCCAGATTAAGGGCAGTTAAGCCTGCGTTAGGATTAGTGTTTCCTTCATCGCCATGACCAAGTAACCAGCCCTTTTCAAATTCGTAAAAGGTTTTGTGGAATGTAATGCCCATTGTGGCAAAGTCCATGAACTTGTCGTACTGCAACTCTGGAAGGCTGATTAGGCCAGGTACTTTTAAGAGAGTGTTATATAGGCGATCAGTATGATTAGAGCGGACAATATGAGCCTCTCTAGCGTGCTCGGTAAGATCCCAAAGTATCTGCTGAGTGAGTTCACGATCGCGGTGCAAAGTCTGCTCATAAGCCAAAGGTGTTTTCTCAGCCCATCGAGAAATGGTTTGAAAATCAATCTCATCACCAACGTTAAGTACACTGTCAAACTTCTCCCGTCTTGCTAACTTGATGACATTCTTTACAGCTGCTTCATGGTGGTATGGCACTTGTAAATCTGAAATGACCAAGTATCGCTTAATCTAAATCCTCATCTTCTTCAGTCGGATCAATCGAAGGAATGATCCCACCATCTCCGACAATCCAGTCGGGAAAGGTGTGCTTCTCAGTCATCATCCAAAGTGCGACACCTTCACTAAATCCTGCTTTACGAGCTGCTTTGTAGCACTCTTGCAAAGCGATGTAATGGATGTCTATCTTTGATAATGGCTCTGGCGACTTACGCACAATTCGCTTCTTCGCAATCTTTTTGCGAGGTGCTTGCTTCTTGCGTGTGTTTGCCATGTTTTAAATTATCGCTCTAGAAGTATGTTATAGATCTCATCAACACGCTCATTTAGGCGTTTAATTTCAGCCATTAAATGAGAGATAACATAACTTGCAAATCCACCTAGTACGCCAATGGTTGCAAAATAAAGAGTAAAGAATTCCGACTGGCTCATTTCGTAGTGATGCCGTAATCGCTTTCAGATCCTGATTTTGGATCTAGGGCTTTAACGATAGGTGCAATTAATGCGCCAAGCAATACTGCATACTCTGGTTTCATGTCGCCAGCAATTGCTAAGGCAACTGTAATTCCACTAGCTGCTACTGCTCGCAGGTAGGACTTAATTGCTGCTTTGTGTTTCTTTGATAGTTTCATACTTTACCTCCGAGAAGTGGGATGTCGAAAAACGAACTGTCCTGATCTCCCGCAGGGCTAAAAGAAATGTGGATATGTGCTTTATGTGGGTTATAGCCTGTGTAAGCCCTATATTTCCAGTTTCCTTTAGCAGAACATATTTTACCATTATGGATTATGTAAGTGATGCGTTTGGTCTTATCTGCTTTTGCAAATAATCTCAGCTGTTCAAATAGATCCAGGCTAAGAGTTTTAATCTTGTTTAAATCTTTGTCCACATCGATAGCCCGAACCACACCCGTATCGCTAGGATTATGGTCGCTCGGTTTTGTAGCATGCCTAGCATCGCCAATCCAACCATCAGAAGAACGATCGCGATCGGGAAAACAGTCATCAATTTGCTCCCTTAATTGGACTGCTGATTTACTCAGCCAGGGTTTCAATTTCAACCTTTGGAACTATCCATGTGCAAGTATCTTCATCAAAACCAATTGCATTCTCTGGTTCTGGTGCAATAAATGCATCTCTTACTTCATCGTAGGTATAACCAATGCCAGCGTAATTAAAACGGATGTTGCCGTTATATGATGTTTTAATCCAAGTGCCACCAAGATTATCGATTAACCATTGGTAACCTTCATCGCCTGCTGGATCATTGTTGTCACCAACTAATACCCGAATTACTTTATTGTTATTATCTATCTCTGCAAAATGCGACATATTAAACCGCCGTTTTCAAATAGCGAACAATTACAAGACCTTGATAACCTGCTCCGCCAGTGCCTTCACCGCTACCGCCACCGCCTGAGCCAAATGATGTGCCATTTCCAGGTGCAACAGTTCCACCTTGTTTATCAGTTCCACCATTACCAGCACCTGCGCCACCTGTTCCAGCAACAGGATCAAGTGTTACTGAAGAAATACAAAACGCACCGCCTCCACCGCCAGATGAAATGCGCGTCATTCCTGTAAACACATCTGGTTTATTGCTGATGCTTGATAGAAGATAGCCTTGACCACCATTACCGCCAACAGCACTTGTAAACGCAACATTTACTCCAGCAGTTCCAACTTCAGTTGCTGCTCCGCCTCCGCCCATTGCCGCAACGCCACCCGCTGCAGTTCCACCATTACCACCAGCAAATGTGTTTGAACCAGACGCAGTTCCACCAGTACCCAGTTTACCTGCGCCACCGCCTGATCCACCAGAATTTCCATTTGTATTGTCTTTTCCGCCTCCGCCGCCGCCAAGAGATGAAATCAATGAATCAAAAGATGATGTATTTCCCGATGAACCATTAACACTTGCACTTGTTGCACCTGCACCACCTGCACCAACAGTTACAGTGTAGTTTGCAGGTGTAATAGATTGGCTTGAAAACAAATCTAATTCGCCAGCCCCTCCGCCCCCACCAAACCAAGCCCCTCCGCCGCCAGCCCCAACAGACATAACATCGCAAGATAAACTAGCGTTTGTAACTCCTAAAGTGCCATTTGAAGTAAAAGTGCGATAAAAGTAAGTTGCATCGCTTGTTAAACTTCCGCCTGTAACAATTGGCTTAGGCAGTTCCGCGCCAGCATAAAAACCTAATAACAAATTAGGCAATTCCGCCCACCACGATCCAAGAGTTTGCAGCAATTTTTATGCAACTAGCTGCCTTCTTTGTTGCAAGAACTGGGGCAGCAGCAGTTGTGGCTGCTGAAGTTACTGTGGTTGTTCCTGAGGTTACTGCTGAAATTGTTGTTGCTCCAGCACCTTTGCAAAAAACATTTAATACTGTGCCAACTGGGAATGCTACTGAAGCATCTGTTGGAATCTTAAAATCATTTGCAGATGCGTTATCCATTGTTACGATTTTGTTTAATCCGTCTGCCAATACAGCTGTGTATGTTGTGCCAGTCTGTGCATTGATTGCGACGCCAACAAAGGACGTGTCGATCGCTCCAGCAAGGGTTCGGATCGCTAATGCGCCATCCTTGACCAGATCAGTGTTGTCTGGTGTTTCCCACCCGAAGTTGGTTGTATTTGCCATATTAAGAAATTACTCCTATCGCTGTCTGCCAGGTAATTGTACCTGATAATGTGTTCCATGTTTCGGAGGCATTGACCTCATCCCAGTCTTGGAATACTGCTGAGAATTCAATTGGGCTTAGATTGATTGTTAAAAACAATTCATTGAAAGATGTGCTCCAATTCCATCCCTCGACATACCCCTCAAAAAGTCCTCCAGTGGCGATCTGAGTAGGTAAGTCTGTGATCATAATAGGCTGACCTATAAAGATCCCTAGTAGGGCATCTCTGTCAGCATCATCTAATTCTGGGTTGGTAATTGGGAATGTGATGCTATCGAAGTTTGCTTTTGGATAGGCTCGAAGTGAAACATAGCGATCAGCTACATTCTGGGCATCTGTTGCATCATGGATAACCGAGTTAATGGTTTCTGCTTTGTACCCATAAGTTCCAATTGAAGTTGTATCAAATGCAGTTTTTTGAGATCCAAAGTTGTTTCCATAATTAATGGCAATTGAGTTTCGCACATCGCCAATCTGGGTCTTTGTGGCTAATCCTGATCCGATAGCTGTATTTGCTGAGATCGTAGTAAATCCATTTACTGCTGCGTAATTCTGACGATGAGCTGCATCTGCATACCCGATGTTCCCAACATTGTCCTCATATAAGACACCAAAGGCTGAACTGGCAATTAACGCTGCTATGTTGTAAACAGTATCCTCTGAAGATGTTCTGTTTTCCATTGTGTATTGTCCAGGTTGGTCAATCTCACCTAAACCTATATTGACGGCATCAGCCCAAGTTTCTGTGGCTGAGTAAGTAGCCCAAGTTTCAGCTGCTGGCACATCATTCCAGTTGCCTAATAAAAACGGGCTAAGCAGTGCATAAATCTGATCACCATCTTGATCCTGAGATAAAATTCCAGTTGTAATGATCTTTGGCAATTTAGCAAGTGCACCCAGTGCAATAATTGAATATCCAAGAACTGTGCCAACTGATCCAGTAGCACCAACTGAAACTGTTATGTCTGTGATGTTGCCACCAAAAATTGACACGTATGTGCCTGAACTGTTCTTAACCTGAAGTGCTAAACCATCGTTTACCTGAAAATCATAAGTCTGATTGTTTAATGCAACTAGATCAATCTGAATATAACCTGGATTGGGTTGCTGATAAATATCTGTGCGACCACTCTCATGGGATATATCTGAGATTGCCACATTAGTGTAATCAACACCATTAATCGTTAGTTTCCATTCAGGAGTAAAAACAGTCATTAATTACCTCGAACGCTTGAACCGCTTAATGCTGGGATTGATCTGGCTGAAGATTGGCTTAATACCTTTGCGACAGCTCTTGAAGCACCTTCGGCATCTACTGCTTTAACTGTAATGTTGTTTACTGTCGTGCGGTTTTCTCTAGCATTAGGAGTGCTGGATATTGTTGGAACTGTTTGTCCAGTCATTGTGCCAGTAAGTGATGGGTTTGGAATGTATCCAATATCTGTGCCTGGCTTTACAATGTTGATAACTCTAATTGCCTGGTTAGCAAATTCAACTAATAGTCCGACTGCTTCTCTAATAAAGGTAATAAATCCTGAAATGATTCCGCTGATCGCTGCTACTGTTTTGCCAAAGGTTGCAAACCCTTTTTGGCTTTCATCTAGTCCGGCAACTAATCCTGCATCACCAGTCAAACCTGCAATAAATGCGTTTAACGCTGGGATGCCACTTGTGTTTAAAAATCCAATAAACTTCTCAACTGTTGGAAGTAATGCAGTGCCAAGTGATTCTTTAGCCTCATCGAAGCCAACCTTTAAACGATCGATCTTACCTTGAAAAGTTTCAGCGTTAGCAGCTGCTGCGCCACCATATAAATCCGATAACTTGGTTTGAATCTCTGTAAATGAAAGGGTTGCTAATTCTGCTTTTGATAAACCTAATCCCAATCTTTGCAGTGCAGTGGTATTTCCATCTTGAGCCTTGCCAAGTGCATTGGCTACGCTTTCAAGATCTTTGCCTGATCCTTTTGAAATATCTAAAGCAAGTCCTAATAATCTTTGGGCTTCGCCAACATCTTTTGTGGAAACTGCCAGTCTTTGCATGGCTGGACGAAGTTCATCATCAGCAACGCCAGTGGCTAAAGATGTCTTTAGGATCATGCTCTCAGTTGCCTTTATTTGGGCATCAGTTGCCCCTGTAGCAGCCTTTAGGGCATTGGCTAACCTTAACTGTGCTTGCTCATCTTGAATGGCTGCTTTAACCCCATCGATGGCTAGTTTCGTGCCATAGGCAACAGCTGCAGCAGCAGCGACTGCAAACGCAGCAGCAGCCTTCTTGCCAAAGGTGTTTACCTTATCGCCAAAAGTTTGGATCTCGTCATCTGCTTTTTTTAATCCTTTTTGCAGATTATCAATATCAGCTGCAAGGGCTAGCGTTAAAGTCCTACTTGCCATCTGTCCACTCTTTTCTGATCTGCACAATTACATCTTCAAACTCTTTGATAATTGTTGGCTGTAATGCTCTTACTGTTGGATAAATAAACCATCCACGTGATCCTGGGCCTTTAGGCATCGGGCCACTCCATCGTGGAAACTGTGGATATTTAGCAGATCCAAATTCAGTTGCTGCGCCAATACCTTTGCGATTGCCTGGCACATCGTTGCGTGTATTAAATTGAGTTGTTGCACCGCCAGAAAATCTTTGTGATGCAAAACCAAATTGGATCTCACCAAGCAAAGATGATTTCTTTACTTTACCGCCATCAGCAATTCTTTGAGCGACCTTACCTCTACCGCTTGCAACTGCACGAATAGCACTTAATTCTTTTTCTGCAATCTCTTGCACACGCTTCTTGCTTTCGGCAATAGCAACTTCGCTCATGGTGCGCAACACTTTTGCAATCTGACCTAATTCTTTTTTGGAGTAGAAGATAGACGGCTGGGTACTAGCTGCCATTATCCACGCTCCTTTAAAATCTCAACTGCGGTTAATAAATCTTCTGCGCTTGTCCACTCACTCATTGGAATTTGTGTGGCTATTGCCACCGCAATAAGTAAACGGCTTACGCTTCCTTCTGGATGACTTTTGGGTCATCCGCATCACCGACAATTACGTCTGCGACTGTTTCCATCCAGGCATCCATTGGCTTGACTGGTTTGTCGCCAGCGATAGCACGCTTATGGGCGTGATAAGCCAAAAACATAAGATCCCACATGCCAATCTTTTCTTTGGCTTGTCCAATCGTGTGTCCTGTCTGCTTCTCCCATTTTGCCCACTCAGGAGGTTGGGCTATGTATGTGGCTTGCTCTCCTGAGTTGTATTCAATTGTGATTGGTAGTTTCATTTGTTTGCTCCCGTTTTATTCTTTAGCTGAAGGTTTCAGTAACTTCGCCACGTGCAACTTGGAATGTGAAAGATACTGTTTGAGCATCTACTCCTGAGCCACCTGCGGTTGGGTAAACTGGCAATACTGGGAACACGAATTGTGCGCCAGATGCAGCTGTAAGTGTAATTGAAATTTCTGCGTTTGGTGATGTATCGCAAGCAGTCCAAAGAGCCTCGCAAACTGATGAGGTCTTGCCCCAGTCAGCAAGCATGTCTAATTGGAATGTGCCAGATGTGTTTACCACTTTGTATGCTTCGCCATCAAGTGTTTGGTAAGTTTGACGATCAAACTCTTTTGTTAGAACTGCGTTTGTCGCTTGTGCTTCGATGTCTGTTCCACCTGTGAAAGACAAAGAAATATCGCGACCTGTGATTACTGTGGTTGCCATGATTCTCCTTTATGCGGTTTGTGTGTAGTAGGTAGAAACTCTTACATCGCTAATAAGCAAAGTAGATGCTCCAACTTGTGTAACTGTAGGTCTTTCGACCGAGCTGACGATGTATCCTGCTGGGATCACTGCCAGAACACTTAGGATGAGTTGCTCAATATTGTCCAGGCTTGCTGGATTTGAGTTGTAAGCAACTGCGACTGAAATGGTCATGTTGATCTTTGTACGAATAGCAGACTTACTGATTGTTTCCAATTCCAAGTAAGGGCTATCTGGAACGACCACGACTGCCGGTGGTATAACGCTCTCTGGCACGAATGAATAAACGTTACCTGCTACGCCAGCAAGTGCTGTTGCTAAAGGTGTGCGAACTGATGAAAGAATTGTGGATGGCATTATTGAGCCATGCTTTCAACATCTATGTATGCGCCTAATAATCCAACGCATCTGTTAAATAAACTTCTGCCCATTCTAAATGGTGTTGCTGTAAAATCTACGCCTTCGATCTGACCTCCTCCTGCGAGGCGAGATTGAAATACTTCTAAAGATACTGCGAAGGTTGCTGAGCGAACTGGTTGGTTGCCAACATAAGTTGCAGCAGCTG